TCTATAGGGAACATCGTTACCCAAACCGTCTGGTGCCGTAACCGGTTCCGGATCGGGTAACGATCCGGCCCATAAGTGATGGCCGAACATGCCGAACTCCTCCTGACCGAACAACAGACCACCTATCTGGACTGGCTGTTGACTGCCCCCAGCGAACGCCGTCCTGCGACCAAGCAGGCGTTTGCTGATGAGATGGGTGTGGATGTGACGACGTTGCGTCGTTGGGAGAAGAAGGATGCGTTTAGGACGTTGTGGGAGGAGCGTTCTCGTACGTCTCAGGGTTCTCCTGAGCGGACACAGTCGGTGTTGGACACGTTGCATGCGAAGGCGTTGGATGGGGATGTTCGTGCGGCCCAGTTGTGGTTGCAGGCGATGGACAAGATGTCGCCGGAACGGGTTGAGGTTCATCACGATCGGAAGGCGTCTCAGTTGTCGGATGCCGAGTTGGACGAGTTGATTGCGTCGATGGCGGCCCGTGAACGCGATTCGCGTTCCGGGCTTCGCGCAGTTACGTAACGATCTTCCCTTATGGGTGATGGGCAGTTTCACCGAATGTCCGAACTGCGGATGTGAGTATCCGTCGGTTCAGTGCAGGTGGCGGTGTCCTGAATGCGGATCGAAAGACACATGTTGTGACGGGGAACCACAGCCCGAAACAACCAATCTCCCGGGAGATGACTGAATGAGCATCAGCAACTACGCAGAGAACAAACTGCTAGACACGATTGGCGGCACATCGTTCTCTGTTGCCACCCCTTACTTGCAGTTGCACACTGGTGATCCCGGTGAGGACGGAACCGCAAACGCCGCAGGCGAAACGACCCGTCAAGCCGCCACCTTCGGTGCGGCGTCGGGTGGTTCGATGGTGACCACAGCGAATGTGACTTGGACGAACGTGTCCACCACGGAAACTGTGACGCATTGGTCGGCATGGGATGCCTCCACTGCTGGTAACTGTCTGTGGACTGGCGCTCTGACTTCCAGCGCTAGCCTTGAAGCGGGGGACACGTTCCAGATCACCAGCCTGACTTTGACGTTGGACTGAGGTATAGCGGATGGCTACTAATTTTCCTGCCAGCCTTGATTCGTTGACGAATCCGACCAGTTCGGATTCGCTAAGTTCGCCTAGTCATAGTGCTCAGCATGCGAATGTGAATGATGCTGTTGAAGCGCTACAGGTCAAGGTGGGGGCGGATTCTTCGGCTGTTACGTCGTCGTTGGATTATAAGGTTGCCCAGTTGGAGGCGTTGGGGACGGCCACTGCGTTCACGCCCACATGGTCCGGTTTTACGCTCGGCGATGGTACCGAGGAGTGGTACTACGTTCGTGTGAACGATTTGATTTACGTGTACGGGAACACGCAACTCGGAAGCACGTCAGCAGTCACCGGCGAACTCCAAATCGATTTACCTGTCGAAAGAGAAGCGCTTGCTTCAACGTATGAGATTCTTGGGACCGCCACATTGTTTGAGTTAGGCGTCGCTTTCTGGCAAGGCACCGCGTTCAGCACAAACACGACAACCGTTCGTTTGTCGCCACTATTGGCAAACCTCACCTACGTCAAGCAAGGAACTACAAGTTCAACGGTTCCTTTTACTTGGGGAACTGGCGATGCCATCGGAGCATCATTCACCTACAAGGCCGACTGATCATGACAACTTTCAACTACAACCCCGACTTCCCAGACGCAACCGATGATCAGAAACTGAAGCAGGTCCGCTATTGGCGTAATGCTGAACTAGCCCGCACTGATTGGACACAGGTCGCTGACGCACCCGTAGACGCATCGGCGTGGGCTATGTACCGTCAGGCGTTGCGTGACCTGCCCGCCACCATCGACATCGCTAATCCTGTTCTGCCTAATCCTCCGGGGGGTAACTGATGGCAACTAATTTTCCTACGTCGTTGGATTCTTTGACGAATCCAACCGCAACCGACACCCTTGATAGCCCGCCGCATGACACCCAACATGCTGACGCTAATGACGCTATTGAGGCAATCCAAGCGAAGGTCGGTGTTGACGGCTCTGCCGTCACCACCTCCCATGAGTATCGGATCAACTCTATTGAGGAGTTGAACACCAACGCACAAGTCGGAACCACCTACACGCTGGCATTGACAGACGACGGCAAGGTTGTTGAAATGAACAACGCCTCAGCGAACACGTTGACCGTTCCGCCGAACTCCAGTGTTGCGTTTCCTGTCGGTGCCCAGATTCTGGTTTTGCAGACTGGTGCGGGCCAGACGACTGTGGCGGCTGGCGCTGGTGTGACGATCAACTCTAAGGATGGGAACTTGAAGTTGTCTGCCCAGTGGTGTGCGGCCACGTTGATCAAACGTGCGACCGACAGTTGGGTGGTTGTTGGCGATTTGAGCGCCTAAGAAACCATGCGTATTTCTAGTTTTGCCGGGGTGGTCGGTCAAGCCGGTATTTTGCTTCCTGCCAGTATCGAATACTTGGTTGTTGCCGGTGGTGGCGGAGGTGGAGAAGTCCGTGGTGGCGGTGGCGGCGCTGGCGGCTACCGAAACTCTTATGCTTCCGAAACGTCTGGTGGTAACAGTTCAACAGAAACAACTTTCACGCCTGCCGCCGGGACTTCATATACGGTGACGATTGGCGCTGGTGGCGCTGGTGGTGGAACCTACGGAACTAGCGGAAATGACAGCGTGTTTGCCAGCATCACTTCTGTTGGCGGTGGCGGCGGTTTGATTGGAGGAAACGCCTCTATTGGTTTGTCGGCTTTGAGTGGTGGTTCTGGCGGTGGTGCTGGTTCTGGTAACGGCAATGGCGGAACTTATGGTGCTGGCACAACTGGGCAGGGTTTCCGTGGCGGTATTTCTAATGGCGGTTTTGATGGTCAAACTACTGGCGGTGGAGGTGGCGGTGCCGGAGCCGTAGGACAGACAGGCAACCTCGGTTCGGGCGGCACCGGTGGCGCTGGCCTGTATTCGTCTATTACTGGTTCTTCTGTGGCACGTAGCGGTGGAGGTGCCGCTGGTGGCGACGAACGCCAGTGGGGGAGCAACAGCACTATTTCGGGCGGTGTTGGTGGCGGTGGAGGTAGCCGTTCTGACGTTAGCCCCAGCGCTCTCCCCGGTACTGCGAACACGGGCGGTGGAGGAGCCGGTTCATTCTTGCCGTGGACCGGATCAGGTGTTGACGGCAGTATTTCTAGAAGTCCTGCTGGTACCGGCGGTTCCGGCATTGTTGTCTTGCGGTTTACTGGTGATACGCCAACAATTTCTGCTGGTTTGACGTATACGGAGACAGCGATTGGTGATGAAACTTTGTTGCAATTTACTGCCGGTACTGGAACGGTGAGTTGGTAATGGCACACTACGCATTTCTTGACGACAACAACATTGTGACCGAAGTTATTGTCGGACGACACGAATATGAAACCGTAGACGGCATTTCCGATTGGGAAACCTATTATGGGGAGTTCCGCAATCAGCGATGTGTTCGCACCTCGTACAACAACAATATTCGTAAGAACTATGCGGGAATTGGTTACACCTACGATGACGGGCGTGATGCTTTCATCCCGCCCCAGCCATACCCGTCATGGGTGCTAAACGAAACGACCTGTCTGTGGGATGCGCCGGTCGCCTACCCGGATGATGGTCAGCCTTACAGTTGGGATGAGGACACCACCAGTTGGGTACAGATCGACTCAGGTGATTGATCATGTCGTTGATCTACGACGACACCTACGGGTACGACACACCCAACGTCACGTTTGAAGGCACGGGGCCAATCCCCAACGCCTATACCGATCCGAACATTGTCTACAGGTCCAGCACCGCTAGTTATCGGGGTGCGATCGTTGTTCAAGCCACAGCCTCCGGCAGTGGCACCGGAACCTCCACTGTCACCTATACGACTGTCGATGTCTCCGCCATCTACCGTGGCTACCGGAATCATTACACGCTGTACCCACGATCTGATGTGTTGTATACGGGTGAGAAGGGTGCCGTCGCCACCGGCTCCGGCACCTCCACCGGCTCCGCTGTAGGCGTAAACATTATTCCCCGTACCGCAACCGGTACGGGTGGTGCTACCGCTGGGGACTCCGCTACCGGACTACGAACTGCGTTGGAAACGGCCACAGGGTCCGGCACCGGGACACAGACAGCCGCCGGTCTGCGTACTGCTGTGGAGACTGCTAGCGGGTCTGGTGTTGGTACTCACACGATTGTTGCCGCCAAGGCGGCGTTGCGTACTGCTGGTGGTTCGGGTGTTGGTGGGTCGTCTGTGGCGGCTTTCACTACGACGTTCAAGTCCGCCACTGGATCTGGCAACGGTTCACGTGACGTGGCGTTGTGGGGCAATGCGGGTGAGACGTTGTCGATGGCGGTGGTGATGCGACCGGTTCATGGTCCGGGGTTCCGTCGCCGTGTGAACTATGCGGTGCAAGTGCCACGGAACTAGGTGATGGAACTTCAAACCCTGCTGGATGAGCGGGAATGGCGGACGTGTCGCGGCCCGGAGGGCGCGAACGTCGACGAACTGGTCGAAGCGTTCCGTTACTTCTGTGAGCATTACTGGCACATCAAACATCCACAGGACGGACGCATCCTGTTTGATTTGCGTGACGCCCAGTTGGAAACGATCCGGCACTGGTTGGACAACCGGTACTCCGTTGTTCTCAAGGCCCGTCAGATCGGGTTCTCTACGTTGGCGGCCGCGTACGCGTTCTGGTTGACGTTCTTTTTCCCTGACCGGTTTGTGGTCATGTTGTCCCGCACGGAGCGTGAGGCGGCGAAACTGCTGTCGAAATCGAAGTACGGCTACAAGTTTCTTCCTCAGTGGTTGAAGGAACGTGGCCCGTCGTTGATGGTTGATAACCAGTTGAAGTTGTTGTTTGAGAATGAGTCGGCGATTGAGTCGTTGCCGTCAGGCAATGACCCTGCCCGTGGCGAGTCGGTGTATCTGGTGATCGTTGACGAGATGGCGTTCTTGCCGAATCCTGAAGAGGCGTGGGCATCGATTGAGCCGGTCGCTGACGTTGGTGGCCGTGTGATCTGTCTTAGTACGGCGAACGGGTCCGGCAACTTCTTCCATCATCTGTGGACTGGTTCACAGACCGGCACGAACCTGTTCTCAGGGTTGTTCTTTCCGTGGTCTGCCGGTGATCGTGATGATGACTGGTATGAGGCGAAACAGCGGTCGATGCCGGGATGGCAGTTACATCAGGAGTATCCGCGGTCCCCAGATGAGGCGTTCATCAAGTCCGGCAACCCTGTGTTCGATGTCGACGTGTTGGACGGC